AACAAAAACGCATTGCGCAACACTGATGGCTGGTGAGGTTCCTAAAAACTACCTCACACAGATTTGTTGGCAAATGGCTTGCCTGCCAGAACGGAAATGGTGCGACTTTATAAGTTTTGACCCTCGAATGCCTGAAAAGGGTCAGATATTTGTAAAGCGCGTATACCGTAAAGACTTGCAGGATTACATTGAACAACTAGAGGAGGAAGTAAAAAGGTTTTTGCGTGAAGATGTAGATTCAATTGTGGAAAAGATAAAGAATATCATGGAGAAGATGTAATGCAAAATTCATCGGAAACGGTGGGTTCTATTTTCTCTGCACTGGCTAAGGCTCAGGCGGAAATACAGAACCCAACCAAGAATGCAATCAACCCTCACTTCAAGTCAAAGTATACGACACTGGACGAGGGTCTTAACGTGGCCAGAGAGGCCCTCACAGCGGTTGGTATATGCATCTACCAGCGTACCTACATGGACGGCAATTTATTGATGCTGGAGACCATCCTAGGGCATTCTAGCGGCGAGTGGCTGTCGTCAGCATACCCCGTTATAGGAACGCCGTTTAAGCCTCAAGACGGCCTGTCGAGTGTTACTTATGCTCGGCGTGCTGCTTTGTTCGCAGCTGTCGGTATAGCGGGTGAGGATGACGACGGTAACACAGCCAACAAGGCTGGCGTAATAGAAGTGCCTCTAAGAAAGGTTCCAGAAGTGGACCTCGAGGCTCTCTATAAGGACATGAAAGAAGATCTCGATGCTTGTTTGAGTATAGAAGAATTGGAAGACTGGGCTGATTTGTATAGGCCGCAAAAGCCTTTGCTTAAAAAGTCTCAACAAACCGAAGTAACAAACCTGTTTAATTCACTCAAAGAAAAATTCAAGGAGATACAAAATGGCTGATTACGATAACACAAATCGCGGATCTCTCTTTACAAACGAGCGTAAAGAGAAGGAAACACACCCTGACTGGACGGGGAATATTAACGTTGACGGCAAAGATTGGCGAATTTCCGCTTGGAAAAAGGTAGCCAAGTCAGGGGCAAAGTTCATTAGTCTGTCTGTCAGCGAGCCACAGAACAAGTCTGCTTCGCCTGTTAAAAAGGACAGCGGAAACGATGGGTGGTAATGACAACTTTGCCGAGGCTTATCGCTTGGCGGGAGAGGCTTGGGTCGCAGAGGATACTGCGGCCCGTCTCTTAGAAGAATCAAAGCATATCGTCTTTAGCCAATTAGTTGGAAAGAAGGGTGATATGCCTGTCAGCAGAGCAGAACACGCGGTAAGAGGTTCTGATGATTGGCAAGACTTTATCAATAAAATGGTAGAGGCTAGATCAAAGGCTAACGCTGCAAAAATTGAATTGCGTTACAGAGAAATGCGATTTTATGAGCGTCAGTCTACAGAGGCCACTGCAAGAGCAGAAAGAAGACTTTAATGGCTAAGAAAAAGTTCTCACCAACAGAACAAATGAACGTTAGAATAATGAAAAACGTTTTGAAAAACGCTCGTGTATATGTGAAGAAAAATAAAACACGCCTTGGCATAATCGTAAATGATGCCTTGGATTCATACCTTCGCGCTAACGTTAAATAAAGGTTAATTATGACAACGTGCGTTTGTGCAACCTGTAACATAAAATTTGAAAGATATGCGATTAGCGCCACTCGTGCAGCTAAGCCTCAATATTGTTCAAAAGAATGTATGAATATAGGCTTGCACAAACGTGCCCAAGAAAACATCAAAATTAGACTTTTTAAAAGAATTAAAGTTGGAACCCCAGACGAATGCTGGGAGTGGACGCACAGGAAAGACCCAAACGGATATGGTAGAATAGACATTGGAAAAATTCCAAGATTAGCACATAGAATTGCATTTGAAATTGCCAATGGCTTTACAGCTGAAAATGTTTGTCATTCTTGTGATAATCCTCCCTGTTGTAATCCATCCCACTTATTTGCTGGAAATCCATCCATAAATAATGACGATATGACAAAAAAGGGGAGGAGAAAACTACCTCCTATCAGGAGGGGGGATACGAACAATATGTCTAAGCTCACGGAAGAGCAGACGTTATATATTTTAGAATCTACTGAAACTAATTCAAAATTGGCAAAAATTTTCGGCGTATCAAAAACAGCAATTAGATTGATACGCATAGGAAAAAATTGGGCACATCTACAGGAAAAAATAAATGGCAAGAAAGGAATTTAGCAAAAAAATAAGAGTTGCCGTAATAAAAAGGGCAATGAAAGATAATGGGATTGTTTATTGTGAAAAGTGTAACTTACCAGCAAAAAAGTTTGAGATAGATCATGAAAAACCGGATGCCATGGGAGGCGAAGCCAAAGAATCTAATGCGGTCCTTTTATGCATATCCTGTCATTCGGAAAAAACTAAAATTGATGTCAAGACCATTGCTAAGTCCAAAAGGGTCGAAGCAAAGCATTTGGGAGCTAAAGTCGCTAAGACGAAAATTAAATCTCGCGGGTTTGCTAAAAAAGAAAAGAAAGAAAAGATTCCATTACCGCCAAGGCGTGGAATGTTTGAATAATTTAGGAGGTTTTATTGTTTAGCGTAGACATTGCTTTTAGGGAAAAACAAGTTGAAAAATTACCTAATAAATCTGGCGTGTATATACTGTGTGACTTAGATGAAATCCCTGTCTACGTAGGCAAGTCTGAGCAAATAAGAAATCGTGTTCAGAAGCATCTCACCGCCGCGAGAAGTGATTTACACGCCAGCAATCAAATTAATATACTCGAGATAGGATACGTTAAGTATATTTTCTTTGATAAAAACAATCTCAGTGATTGTGAGTCTAGAGTATTTCATTTTTTAAATTTATCTTGCGACCTTATAAACTCGGAAACACCTTTTTACCCCAAGGGCGACGGCTTATCGTCTATTGAGTATGATGGTGTAGTAAAGTTGGTAAGAGACAGTCACATAGATTTTATGCGCGACCCTATGGTGCGTCTTTTGTCTCACATAGACCACATCAGTGTTGCTTTAAAGTATTACATGACCACAAAGCGTAATGAGAATATAAAAAGACAGTTAGTTTTACACGGTAGAAAGTTTCTGAAGAGGTATGAAGACGCCTTTCCAGATTTATTTATGCATAATCAAAAAGGGAAAAACGACGATGGATAACGCAGAACGAAACAAAGAAATGGATGTGATAAAGAGAATACTCAGCCCGAAAGAAACTGTGGTGTCTCTTCCTCCTATGTATGGAATAGAATACTTGCTTTTAAAAGACGGTGTTCCTCACAAGTGGCTTACATACACTCGCGCAGAAGGTAAAAAAGAAGGGGACAAACGCGCTTATTATTCTTGTGCAAAAATAATGTCTGGATTGGAATTATTTAGGACTACAGGAAATCCATTTGAAGTTATGGCTGCGTGGGATGACGCCATTTGTGCATCAAGAGTCCACAACACAGACAGCATGATATTAGAATACTCTGTGTTAAATGAACCTGTGTATTGTGTCCCTCACCAACACTTCGCGGTTAGACACACAAGAAAGATTTGACATAATAGTAATAGCATGTATCTTGTGGTTAACTATGGAGGTAAAAATGAAAAAAATGTTTATTGTTGCGACACTTAGTCTGTCAATTGTATCGCCGTCTATTAGTGCTGAGTATTTGGGTAGGATAGGGTCAAATCCTTTTTGTGGAGACTGCACGGCAAATCCTTTCGCCCCTATTGTAAACCCTTATGCCGCGAATAGCCTGACCAATCCATACGGACCTTATGGAAACCCTTATTCTGCTTATTCAGCATACAATTCATACTCGGTAGACACGCCAGAAGTTTATGGGACAGCAGACGAGTAATGAAACTCGTTTATATTGGTTTATGGGCAATAGGTATTTCGTCTGCGTTGCTTGTTTCCCAAGTTTTTCCAACCATTAAGAAATGGTGGAAATGTGATCCTTACGCCAAACGCACAAGGCCAAGGGTTAAAACAACATTAGTGCAAAACAGGAGAACCAAATAATGGTTAATGTATCTATGCTTAAGGCAATCACAAACACGGATATTGATTTAGACAGCCGCTGTAGGTCTATAGCGCGTAACGCTGTTCAAGCGGCTAGAGAGGCTCACGGTCGTGGAGCATCGCTTTATACCGATGACGAGGCAAAGCGTGAGCGTATGATTGAACAAATCCTTCATTTGGATATGACTAAATATGAGAATGTAGAGGACAGCGGGTCTTTGGTGGCAAAGGTTCAACCAGCATCGCCTATCATTAATCGCGTTGCAGAGATTTTTGAAAAGGGATTAGAGGAAGAGATTGCTACAATCGGAATTTCCGATGGAAACAGCAAGGCAATACAACAAAGCAAAAAACAAAATAACGATCAGTAATTAACATCAGTGGGGAGGGGATTATAATATCCTCTCTCCGTATGACCTTTAAGAAAGTTAAAGACATGTCAGATAAAACAAATGATCACTTGAATGATAAAATGGTATTAGCAACACGACAAATAGCCGACATTATTTATGACTCTGCTGACTCTATAGACGACGAAGATAAGGTTGACTTTGTTCTTAATGTTGTAAGTAGGATTTCCGCTTTTCCAGTTGCGTTGGTAGAGAAAGAAGATAGAGAAACTATGACAGAACTAGTTCTTAGTGCTGTAAACGATGGAATAAAATCATTTGTTGAGTATTATGATAATATAAAGAAGGCTAACTGATGGGATCGTTTATACACCCTCCACCAAATAATGCTCCCATTGTCATATATGAAGACGGCGGAGGGATAGTTGAAGAATACAAAGCCGCTGCGTGGAGATACGGATTAGAGCATCGACGCATAGAAATACGCGGTTCATGTAGATCTGCGTGTACGCTTGCACTGGGTGTGCCTAACGTTTGTGTGGGGTATGGAGCGGTAGTTAAGTTCCACGAGGCATACGAACAGAAAACAGGAATTGTTCGTCATGACATAACAAACGAAATGCTGTCTCTAACCCCCGCTAAGGTTAGGCAAGCAGTGGAACCTAATATATCAATTAACTATAATAAAGGCTCAATACTTTACTATGACCAGTTGGTTAATTTAGGAATACCGTCTTGTGATAAGCCTGACAATAAAAAACAGGAAACGCCGGTATTAATAAAAACGATAAACAAAATAAAACGCAATCCTACAAAGAAGTTTAACGGACCGCTAGACGCTATTATGTCTTTGTTTTGAGAGTAACACAGATGTTGCCTAATGAAAATTACGCGGTTGCCGGAATACGCAAAAGTGGTTCAGACGAGCCAGATGACTTTCTGACACCTCCGTGGGCTACACGCGCTTTATGCGAAAAGATATTATTATTTAACTCAAACAGAAAAATGTGGGATGCTTGGGAGCCAGCGTGTGGTCGTGGTTATATGTCTGCCACATTAGAAGAGTATTTTGAAACGGTATACTCAACCGACAAATATGAGTATGGATATGGCGGCGTCCAAGACTTCCTCAATTCGCCCAGCTCCCAGCGGGTGGCGTGGATTATCACGAACCCTCCGTATAAATACGCGGAAGAATTTATCAGGGAGGCACGACTGCGCGCTCGCAGAGGTGTGGCCATGCTCGTTAGAACGTCGTTCATCGAAAGCGTCGGGCGTTATAATAGGTTATTTAAAGATAGCCCTCCGACAACTGTTGCTCAATTTAGTGAGCGTGTGCCTATGGTTAAGGGTATGATAGACAAGAACGCATCAACAGCAACCAGTTACTGTTGGCTTATCTGGAATAATGACACGCCTTTTCAAAATACTCACTTAACAATAAATGGCGGCAGCGAATTGCTCTGGATACCGCCGTGTCGTAGAGATTTAGAAAGAGAAGGGGATTATCCAAGTCTTAGCTAGACTTTCCACCCTTCATAACCGATACAGTTGTCTCTGGTACTATATTAATTGATAGTCGAAGTCTGGCAAGCATAAGCAAACCTTCTTCGACTATCTTTTCTTCCTTTACGTTTCTAAGTTCCAATAATAAATTAGTATAGGCTGTCACACGAGAAGAAATCTTATCCTCTAACATCATTGTCTGTCCGTCAGGCATTTGGACAAATTCGTGTGACTCATCCATCGTCGCTCACTCCCGTTCTGATCCATGCATCACCAGCATCAACTGGTGTAACAGCCATCTTAGACTTCCAGTTTAACTTTGATGTGTCAGTACGAACAAAACCAGATGAAATGCTCTTGTTTAAATTGTCTATCTGTAACTTTAATTCAGATATCCAGACACACGCATCGTTGTACGCATCAAGGATATTCTTATTATTCTCGTCTAATATTTTTGTGTAAATACTACCTACGAGCGCGTTATTTTCGACGAGTTTTTGGTTTGTGATTTTGCACATTAGGTGTACTCCGCGATGATTCGAAATCCGCCCGCAAGGCGTCGAGTATTATAATACCTTTTTCGACGGATGGGGCGGTAAATATTCGATTTGGCGAAGTATTTGGCGCTGACGGGTCTATAATAATCAAAGCAGCTGGAAATATTTGATGCTTTTTTAAACCTAATTGCTTTGCGTAACTGTCTACGACTTTATAACCAGATACGCGGACAATTTGACACACATTACCGTCAGGAGTGACAAATGTTTCGACGGCACCAGTGTGTTTATGTCCGCATATAATTAAATCATCTCTGAATCCCATTATTGCTTCACGGCGTGGCCCGTGTAGCTGCGAATAGATTGACTGACCAGGGAAGTCGTGTCTGGCGTGAATACGCGTCTTGCTACCACATGGGTGCTGCAATTCGATCCGCACGCCATAAGGCTCGTAAATTGAACCCTGTTGTCCTGCAATCCAATCCAAAGGGTCGCCAGCACCTGTCCATAGGTCATGATTGCCACTAATAAGAAACAACCAGTGTATATCAGAAACGAGCCACTCAACGAGTTTCCACGCTTCTCTACTTGTGACTTGCTGCTCACCGTATAAAACTCCCAATCGGCCAATCCAGTTGTTTTGATAGTCCCCTATGGATGCGGCCAAAATGTGAGGGTGAGAAGATGCTATTTCTTTGTGCGCGGCGAGGAGCTCAAAGTCGCAGCCTGCGTCATCAACGTGAGGGTCTCCGAATACCAACAGGCCCACAGGGCCATCGATGTGTAAAGGGATTTTAACCAAATCTCTTGAGGTGTCTGCATTTTTAGCCCTTCTGCTTTCTTCAATCCTCGCTTGTATTAATTCTTCAATATCTCTAGATTTTGTGGGTAATTTTGGAGATGTAAACTTTGGATTTATCTTTTCCAGACGATTTAGGCGATGCTGAACCGTCCTTCTGTGAATACCCAAGGCTCTTCCTGTTTCTGAGTTAGACTTTAATTTGTCGAATATTTCTTTGGTTTTTTGCAGTTCCTCGAGCGGAACACCGTCAAACTTCATACTTTTTCTCCGCCCTTGCTATTACGTTTTTATTGTCTAGCACTGTAGAGAGTATATTTTATCACAAATCATTGAATATTTTATGACTTTACATTTTCCGGCATAACAATCTTTATAATTCCGACAACAAGCAAACCAATAGTGGGAACAAGGTCGCCTATCTGTTTGCTATCAGGAATAAAGGTCATCGTTGCTATGATAGTGCCGATGCCCGTCCAAGTGGATTGTTCTACTAGTCGATCATAAAGCCACTGTTTAAACGCGTTCATGCTTTCCTCCTCATCGAAAGAATATTATAGCTGCGGTAAATAATAACATGATATAAAAGACTAGCATAACAAGCATTCTAAATGCTTCGCTAATCATGACAGCCTCGTTATGTTACATTATTAATAATATAACATCATATCGTGTATTATTCTGCCAACCCTGAATGCGTAGATAATTACTACGACAATACAAACACATTTCATTATTTGATATGCAAGTTCGTATGGGTTGGGGTTCATTATTTCACCTTGGCTATTTCCAGAGCTTGGGCAATAACATGATCAGGCTGGTTCATTAGAGGCTTCGTCTCAAGTGCAATAGCATCCTGTGCTCTCTTAACAGCCTTCTCCATGCGCGTTAATCTTTTAGCAGGGTAATCTCTTTTCTTTACTGAACCGCCGCTGGCGTATGGCCCTCTGTCGTCTTCATGCTCTTCTGGAGACGCCATGAAAGAAGGAACACCGATAGCTCCTGCTTGGCGTCCAACAAGAGATTCTATTGGATTTAATTGAGGAACTCTTGATTTATCGCCTTTGGCTGCAACAATATTTACTAAGTTTTTCTTAGCCATATTTGTCAGTTGATCCTCTGCCACGTGAGCCCCAAGACCGGCAGCAGCCATACCAAGAGCAGCCGTAGGGTTAGATAATCCAGCGATTACTTCAGCCGTTCCGATTAAAGGGTGGTGAGCGGGTGAGAACCGCCCCAACAGTCTGGCAGTATTTTGAGAAATTGTGCCGCCATATAATTCTTTGAGTGCCTGCAATTCGTCTGTAGTCCACATACGAGGGTGTCTTTTTGCCTCGTTGTGTAATTTGCGTGCCTCTTGACGAAGTGTGTTGTTATAGTTTCCGCCTGTGCCAGATGTCTGAGCTCTGTCTTTAGCGGCGTTAATCATTTCTTGGATTTGCTCCATCTTCCTGCCTTGCTTCCAAAGCTGACGGCCCTGCTTAAGAGATGAAACAGCAGCTGTTGGACTGCCCGTCCTACTCCAAGTCTGTGTTGGGTGTAGCGTATCCAAGAAATTATTAATGTGACCTCTGAATATTCCTGCTATTCTTTGCTGGTCTCTGTCTGTCCAGTCTACAGCCGCAGATCTAGTTAATCTGTAAATCTGATCCAAGTCATCCAGTGTCATAGCACCGCTGTGGCTTCGTAATTCATCCAGAGCAGGCCCTATTTTTGGGTGTAGTTTCGGACGGTAGCCTTCTCTGGCAAGTTTACCCTCTAAATTATTAACCATACTGGCAACGTGAGGAGCTCCGATAAAAAGATCCTGTGCTCTTGCTAAGTCGTATGCCGCCGAACCACGTCTCAGGATTTCTTCTGAAGTAGGACCCTTAGGAAGCGGAGCGACCCTACCAGCCATCTCTCCAGCCTTACGCAAGCCTCTTGACGCGGCGTGTCCTAGTGCTGTTCCAGCTAATCCTAGTGGGGCTCCAACAGCAGCCTCTTCAGCAGCGTGTCCAAGTCTTTCGTCAAGAGACGTGCCTGTCCCCAAGCCGTGTACAGCACCCTGAGCCGCTCCTGACGCCATGCCGCTGCCTAATGCAGTAGCGATTTTGGCATCAGTCGTTCCCAAATACGGCGTTAAGGCTTTGGCGACAGCTTGCTCGCCCTTTAAAGCCTTGCTAGCCATTCCTATTCCAGCTAACTCAGGAGCTAAAACAGTTCCAATACCGCCAGCAACTTCGCCAGCCCCATACGACCAAGGGTGTTCTTTTGCCAGAGCGGCGTCTCTCGCTTCCTGTCTTCTTTTTTCTTCTTCAAATGGGACGTTATTAGTATAAGACTTTAGTAAAGCCCCCAAGTCCCTACCAAATGGTATCTGCTCGCGGGCACCGCGCATAGCAGCCGCGACATCGCCTCGCCACCCTTGGTTTGTTTTAGGAGTTTCCTCATTAGAAGCCTTTTGATACTCCGTCCAAGGACCTTCTATATTTTGGTAATCCTCCCAAGGGCCAGCCATCACTGTTTCTCCCAGTTGTTTTGATCACGAGGGTCACCACCTTTGAAGCGATATCCCTTTATAACATCGCCAACTTTTGGCCCCGACATTTGCGGAGATTTTGTCGTCTCATTTTTAAGTCCTCGGCTGTTAATAACATCTAAAGCCGAGTGCCCCTTCTCGTCTATCGGATCGAATTTATCGTATTCCACATATGGAGACTTGAACGACCTGTCATACTGATCACTTAGAGCATTAACTTTTGAAGCAAAAAGTCTAGCCTCTTGCTGTATGATTGCGTGTAACTCATCTGGGTTTCGCGCAGCATTTAGTCTTGCTTCCGCTTCTTTAATGTCGTGCAAGTTACCACCGACGCCACGATAAAACTTGGTAGCTTCATCTACGAAACGCTGCTTGGCAGTATTAAATTCCTCAAGTTCAGGGAAACCACTTGGGCCATAGGATTTTATTCCTTGAATCCAATTAAGCGTTCTGTATTTACCACCTGCGTATTCTTTCTTACGAAGATCTTCAACTGCGTCGGAGGCTAATCTCAGATGGTCAAGGGCAGTATTGCCAACATTTACAATATTACCCATTGAGTTAGGAGTATTCTTGCGCAGGTCGTCTCTTAACTTAAAGCGTTGCGTATTAAATTGAGGGTCATACTGGAGGAGCGCGTTTTTAATTGTCGCGTTCTTTGGTGTATCTTTAAATTCAGTAGCACCGCTTGCGATAGACCTGACTGTGTTAGCCATGTCTTGATCAAGAGTATTCAAGAGGTCTTCACCGTGAAGGTTTTTATCAGTAGGGGCAACCCTATCTCCTCCTACAGGTGCGATATTTAACGGCTGACCACGCTTTGGACCGCTGATGTAGCCTCTTACAGGACGGCCAAATTTATCAGTATCGATAATCCCTATAACACCAGCGTTTTGCTTGTTGTATTGATCAATCTTATATTTCTCCTCGTTTATGAGACGAGTGAGAATTTCTTTTTGCGTGGCATTCTCTGGAACATGAGAGTTCAAGTAAGAAATACGACGCATAGATGCTTCAATAGGGTCTAATTGTTTTGTTTCATTCCTATCTGTTGCGACTACTGGGTTTACATTGTCAATCGAAACAGCTTTGGTGGGAACAATACGAGTTGGCGTAAGATCCTTGCCAAACTTGATATTAGATGCTCTTTCTTCTTCTTCTCGATCCTGCTTGTCTCGAATAGACTTGGCAGTGTTATATTCTTGCACGCCACGCAACCCACCCTCTCCTATTGCTCTTAATGTGTTGTGAGAAGGAGATGCCATCATTCCAAGACCAGCCGTAATCAACCCCTGAGAAAGAGGACTCGGGCCGTGTCGTACAGGGAGAGGCGTGTTGTTTCTGGTTTTAGATTGGTCAAGAGAAAGCAGAGGGCTCAATACACCCTCTATACCGCTTCCTATTGTGTCGCCAAGTCTTCCCAATCCACTTGTAATATCTCCAATAGGATCAAAATCATCAGAAGAACCACCGCCATCTGCGTATCTGTGACGCGCTAAACCACCAAGCGATCTTCCAAGTGGGGGAGGCGTATCTCCGCCAACCGGAACAGGACTTAACAGGTTAGGAGTTATATTTGACCCTGTTTCAGGTCTTTCCCCATAATTTAGAGACTTAAAAAATTCTTTATTCTTTTCTATCTCAGCTAAGTCTTCGTTGTGCTTTTGTTGCAGCAGAGAGGCGGCATTATATGCTTTTATACCTTGTAAACCACCCTCTCCTATTGCGCGAAGCGTGTTGTGAGATGGAGACGCCATCATGCCTAACCCAGCGGTAATCAAACCCTGAGAAAGAGGCCCTGGTTTAAATGAAACGTCCTTAAATAACGATCCAAATCCTCCGGCGTCTGCCGTCCCGCCTTCCTCAAAATGTTCTCTTACAGAGCCTCCATCAGAGAATAAGCTACCCAATCCCTTACCCGCATATGGTGACATAGGAGAATTAATGTTTCCGCGTTTATTAGACGCTTTAACATCACCTGTAAGCGTATCTAAAAAATTACCGATTGGGTCCGAGTTAAACGGCTCAACATCGCGCCAGTCACCCCAGTATTTTTCAGTGCTTTTTGGTGGTGACTTTTTGGCATTGTGGCGATTGTGGTGATATTCTTTGTGATCCTTACTTACTGTTGGATTGGTTTTTTGTTTAAATCTTGACCCAACATCCATCGGAGGAAGCAACACCGTGCGTCCCTCTGTGGGCGTCTCAGCGACAACTGAAGGTTGTGCCGGAGGCTGGTTCATCGTCAGGGCAGTCTTTGTAATCATATTACGTGGAAAGCGTCCTCCGCCACTAGGAACGGGGACAATATCCGTACCGCTGCGATTTGCTGGAGGGATGGGAGGACGACCACCACCACTTGAACCTGTCAAAAGATGTCCTGTGACATCAGTAAATTCACCGTATGGGACGTAGGGAGGCAATTGACCGCCACCACCGCCACCGCCACTAGGTGGCTGCATAATGCTGCCAGTTTGAGTTGCTAAACCGCCGCTTGAAGGAGGGGACATCCCACGTCCTCTCGCAGACATAATCTCCTGACCTAGTTCTGCGGGTGTAAATCCCATATTCTCAGGAGCAAACCCTTTGCTTACAGGACCTCTGGCGACACTTCCTAGGTATAAATCGTCTCCGGCTTTATTTAGACGCATACCCTCGGTGTTAGCGTCATACCGATTTAATGATCGAGACCCTGTATCCGTTGAAACCCTAGGTGCAGATACAGAACTATACTCGTCAAAATATGCTGGAGCCTTGTTAGGCTCGTATGCACCCCAACGGTTCCAAGACAATCCTGTGCGTCCTTGCTCCATAGCATCCATAGGCTGGCTGCCCTTTGGATCACGCAATGAAGACCACCTGTATATCTCGTTACCTGGGATGCCTCTTCGCATACCCTCTGTGTTTGCCTCAAACCTATTCATATCCTTTCGAGGCACGTTGATACCAGCCGTAATAGGCTCTCCAGATGGAGATGGCTGACGACCTCGCGGAGCTTGCGGATGATACTCAATCAATCCACCAAAATTTGGCTCAGGAGCATTGGCTATTCTTTTTCCGATACTATATGCGCGCTTTGCTGCTAACAGTGGGCCGGCAACAGGAGCTCCAACACCCGTTGCAGCCATAAGACCAAGCCCAACATCTGTTGCTAAGTTACCGTATTTATCTAAAGAGGCACTTCCTGCTTCTGGATCATATTGTGGGGCAGACCCTTCAAGCTGTTGTCTTAAGAAATTTTGCTGAGATGCCTCGTCAGGATTACCGCCGTATTGCATATTAGCGCGTGTAAAACCACCCCTGCTTCTCTTAACAGCATCTGCGTCTTGTGAAGCAGCGAGTAAGGAGTCTAGATATCTACCAGTAGGTATATTATTTGTGATTTGTGGTGTTGGAATATCAGATGTATTTTTAACGGAAATAATATCTACAGGCTTTACTTCGTGATGAGACATCATTTCATGAGGAGCGGGAGTTTCAGTTCCAATCCCTTCAAGTAACTTACCCAGAGCTTCATTAAGATTTTGTTCATTTGAACCAATCTTATTAGTATTTCCTGAAGAAATAGGACCAAATCCTAGTGCGTTAGATGGTTTTCCTTCAGGCATTGCAATAGGAGCGTTAACCGCATTTGGGTTACCAACTAATCCGTTTACAGCGTTGGCAGACGTTGCAAAATACGGTAGATGTTTTCCATGCGTAAATGTTGTCCAGTTATTAAGTCCTCCGCCACCACGGAGTAACTTCAACGCAGCTCTAGCATTTGTTACTGGGTCAAATAATTCTTCGTTGCTAGAAATTCCAAATTGATGTCTACGCTCTGGTCCCATATTGCCGAGCATATTTATTTGCCATAGACCGTATGAGTTATCGCCTGTTCGTGCGTTAGGATTGTGAGCATATGGATTTCCACCGCTTTCGGGGTGGGCAATAGCCGTAAGCATCGCTGCTTCTTTTGGTGTTGCTCCAGCCTGTAATGCAGCGCGAGCGATATCCTGAACACTTAATCTTCCACCCGCTGCCTTTCCAACTCTCCCACCTTTATTGTAAAGATTTGGCTGACTTTTATATGGGGCAACGTAATTTAAATTATACAATCCAGTATACGGATTGACATTTGTATTGGCGATATTTGAATAATACCCCTCTACCTGAGAAGACCCCTTGGTCTCGGGTGACGCGGCAAAAAGCTGCTGAACTGTCGTCAAAGGCATACCGGATGCAATTTGGTTTTCCCAGTATGCAAGACCACTAGCATCTGGAGATCTACCCAAATAAGCCTGATAGAGAGCGGTAATTATTTGCTGGTTTGAAGAAGGTTGGCATTTTGTTCCAGTCGTTGACCCACTTGTAGATGATGAACACCCGCCAGATGTTGTTGATGGTGTAGTTGTTGACGTAGATGTTGCAGGAGATGACGTCGTTGACGCATTTGGGTTATACCCTGATATATCAAGAATTGATGCCAAACTTGCAGGATTATAATTTGATGTTTGGGTTGTGTAGTATGACTGGCATGGCATCGCTGGCATACCCTGCTGGACAGGCGTAAGTTGCGGCCCAGGGTTATTTGCCATTGCCTTGGCCAATAGGCCGCTATAACTATTAGCCGGTGCAGCAGATGCAGCAGCAGCGTTTGCAGCTTGCGCGGCTAATGCTGATTTTTGGCAAGCATTCAATTGTGCGTATTCGTTTGAACGAGTAAAGGCACACTTGATGTTGTTAAGACTTTCTCCTCCAGCTAATTGATTTGTCCAATAAGACAATCCACCGCAATCTGGAGCTCTACCAAGATTGCTTTGATAAAGATTACCCAAATCAGTTTGAGCTTCCGGAGAATTAGCAAACGCAGACTGGACAGATTGTTGTGACGCTCCCTTTCCTAACTGGCACATCCAATAATTGAACCCACCTTGGTCTGGGTTTCGATTAAAATCGGACTGATACAATCCCTGAAGGAATTGAGCCTGCTGTTGAGGAGAATTAGTAGCGGCTCCCGTTGATCCGCCATCATCTTTTTTAATTCTACCGCCGCGATAAAGGGAAAGACACCCCAACGAAGAGATATTATTACTTAAGCATCCCTCTACTGTAGAGCATTCAGAAGAAGTCTTTGAACCATTTCCTCCTCTGAAAAGACTAGCTAATGCTCCAAGACCCGATGAACCACCACTTGAAGAACCTTCTGAAGAGCCTGATTCAGATGACCCTGATGAACCGCTATCTTGTGCACCACTGTCTGAAGGTGCTCCATAGAAAGAAGATGTTATATCTGCCGATGCATTAGGAATTGTAGGTAGATCTGGTATTTTGCTTAATATGTTTCTTATCTCAGAAGCCAGCTTATCAGCTGATTCCTGTTTAGCACTCGGTATAACCTTAGATAGCTTTAAAGCATTAGTTATGTATTTATTTGGTGATGAGCTTGAATACGGCACGTTTCCTAGAAGAGAGCCAAAGCCTTCATTGCTATTGGAGCTTGAACCTAAGCTGCTTTTGCTAGTGTAAGGCTCTTGTGAAATTAAACTGGCGAGAGTATCGGCATCAATTTCATTCACACCCTCCGTCTCTCCACCGTCTGTTCCGCCCACTGCAAAATGTTTTCTACCCGTGACACTACCACCGCTTTTCAGTTTTAAAAGTCCACCCAAGATACCAAGACCTGTCGTAGCTAGACCTGCCAAACCTCCAGCCCCAGATTGGTTTTGATACGGCTGTATAGAAGTATTTGAACCAGAACCAGTTTGAGAGCTTGTTCCAGTGGTGTTTACATTAGAACCAAGCAAAGGTCCAAGCCCAGAAGCAAGACCTGAAAAGTAAGACGTTTGCTGATATGGGTAAGCGAGAGCATTCTGATATTGCTGGTAGGCATTTGTAAGCTGTGCTTGTTCCAATTGTTGCTGAGTTGCCCCAGAAGCCGCTAGCTGTTGGAGAGCTTGCAAGTAAGAGGTTTGTGCTTGGTTACCAAGAGCAGCCTGTCCCTGAGCAGCATTTTGAAGTGCGCTAATATCTGCGGCTTGTTGCTGATACCCTAAAGCACCAAGTGCTTGTGCAGCAGCTTGGTTTGCGCCTATTCCTACACCCTGTTGTTGGTTATATTCCTGCTGAGCATTTGCATAATTACCAGCATTTAGGCTTGCCAACGCTTGAGCATTTGACAAAGCTTGCTGCTGAGCAATTTGTGCCTCTCCTAAAAACTGGCCAGACCCACCATATGCTCCCTGCAATACTGAATTAGCTGCATTTTGGCCTAAAGCCTGTTTCTCTGTTTGTTCCAGCTGACCCATAGTGGCGCAAACAACGCTCTGCTGGTATGGGTTCATATACTGGTTAAGCGTGCCTTGATTATAATTTGACGGATTAGCATAGTTAATTGATGCATTATATAGATTTTGTGCAGTCTTCATCTGAGGATTATTCAGATAATTTAGACTATTGGCATACGTCTTTGCCGCGCATGTATAATACGGGGATGCATACCCAACGGCACACTGGAAACCTTGCTGAGCAGCCAATTGCGAAGGGGCAAACCCTGCCACCATCTGCCCCTGATAGGGCTGATATGGCGTAGCTGCGATCTTGGCAGCGTTTTGCAGAGCCTGAGCGTAAGCATACGCTGAAAGTGGGTTAGCTGTTTGTGAAGTTGAGCCCGTGCTTGTCCCGCTACTGCTGCTGGATGTGCTACTTGTAGTGGGGTAGTAACCACCGATGGGGGTGCATTTCGAGCCCATTTTATGTCCTTACTGCGATTGAGAGGGATGATAGACGAAAAACGCCCCAACCTGATCAAACTGTCTTTTGTATAATCTTACTTTTGCTTCGGTTCTTTCGTTGGATAAAACACCGATTGTTAAATCAAGTTCTAATCCGTCTGAAGCCTGCTTGGAAAAAGACATTAATTGTTTAGCGTAATTAGAACGCCTATTATCTGGGTGAACAAATAGGGATAACTCTAATAATTGGTAATCAGTGCTATACCAAATTTGATTAATAGTCATTAACAAGTAGGCAACTGGGTTCCCTAGTTCTCCAATAACAGAGATTAATACTCCCGCCTTATCAAAATAACGGCGTATCATCCCAAAAACTTTTTCTTCATCTATTGGATGCTGGCCATCTTCTGCGCAAGCAATCCTCATTAAATTCATTAAAGCAGGAACATCTTCTTTTTCAGCGAGACGCACGTCTTCGCAATTATTTAAATCAGCCATTATGTGCCCCAATATTCGTATTTACGGCGTTTTTTAATTTCTCTTTTTTCAATAATTTCCGGAGTATGAAGCCAAGGAGTTGGTTTACCCCGTTTCCTTTCTGATTGAGTAATGCTCATTTTTAATATAGCTGCCGGAGTTAACATTTGCGTTGGAACTATTCCTTTTAATCTTTTAGAAGTAGCTTTTGATAAATTTTCAAGAGCAGCTGGTGTTCTTAACCAATCAGTTGGTTTTCCTTTTCTATTCAAAGATAAAGTTTTTCCGCGTTTTTTCCGTGCCTCTGGCGTATCTAGTTGAGGAGGTAAAATACCCTTCATATTTTTAGATTGAGTTTGTGCCCTTTTTTCTTTAGCGCTGTTTGTCTGAAATTGCGGGACAACTTTACTTTTCATTTTAATTGAAAGGGTTTTTGCCATTTTATCTATTGCTTCTGGGGTTCTAACCTGAGGAACAGGGAGGCCTTTCTTTTCTTTAGAATACCTTTGTTTTAAATCATCCGAATGATTATATCCAGAAATGCCTTGCCCGCCCGAAGTTTTATTAATTAAATGTCCTAAATGGGCCAACTGAGCGATCTGCCAAACTTCTGCATTTAAAGCATCCTGTTCAGCATTAAACCAATTCAAAATCCGGACCTCAAATTTTCCTTTATTGTCATTAACAATACAGTGCCAGTCTTTATTTCTATTTTTATTAGAAAAAGCACGCCTTTTACTGCCTTTTCCGACATTAAAAATAACCCCAGTATCAGGTCGAATATGAGCGTATGTATAATACATCATCTATTTGGCACCAATTTCTGCTAAGGCATTATTATACCTTGATTTTACATAAAAATAAATCATCAATCGCGAGCAGGCCCAGGCAACTTCTGCAGTGTCTTAATTGTCTTAGCGCGTTGTGATTTGACAAAATCATCAAGCACTTTATGACCCGCATCTAAATCGCCATCACCAAATGCTTCAACCTCTTCTGGAGTTAATATATATTCACCTCCAGCAACAATGCAGGGAACTAAATTAGTGGGAGTGTGATAATGCCCAATTAAACCATATTTACGAAAAAGCTCGCTGTGCAATTCCTTTTGCGTGCCAACTCTACCACCACGAGACATTTGATCGTGGATCATTCTTTTGATGACCTCAAACCCAGCTTCCGTGTTTCCTTCCGCCAACCCCGAAACAATATCTGCGGGGATAACGTAACTGCCGCTGTGAACGTGAATAGGAAGACGGTCAGTCCTCCCTGGTATTGCGGCTTTTAGAGGCCCAGAAAATACTTTTGGGTCTTTAGGAGCCTGCTTCCCACCAGTAGCCATTGCCTTACGCGCTGTGTTAAGAGCAGCGGCGATTGCCTGTCGTCTCGGGTGGCCAGCGTGTATCATCTCAGAGATGTTCTCACTAATGACGGCGGGGGATTTTCCATGTTTCAGAGGCATTTTAATACACCGAGTAAGTTAAGTTTGCCTGTATAGTCCCAGTAACTACCATGACAATTCCATTGGAACACTCAACGCCAACAGGATATAATCCAAGAGTAGATGAATCGTCTAAAACAAACAGCAAGCTAGATGACGGTATAACGCTCGAAACCGCACTGTTATATATGCTTACTGTTCCACCTGCTTCTACAATGTTAATAGATACTACTCTGCTTCTTCCGCTATAAATAACAGCAGTGGAAGTTCCAGCTGCGGGATAAGTATTAGATGTATATTGCCCACTAAGATACTGTTGCGTCTTATTAAGAGAATTAAACGCAACAACTAGATTTTGAGTTGCGGTAGTAAGTGTGTCATTACCTGCATACGTAGGCATTATCTTCTCCCACTCGGAGCAAACCTAAAACGAATAGAACCCAATCTCCAGAAACTACCTAAATCGTCGCTTTCAATCTTAACCGACATAAATCTCCCGCGAAATCTTGGACTTATAAATGGTGTCTGTTCAGACGCAGTAAACGGCCCATAAACTCTAGGCGTTTGCCCCGCATAATCTGTAACATAAAAAGTAAAGTTTAAATTAGCTGTTGGTGACCCAGAGTAAGTCCCCCACTTCATATCAGGAAGAACCCAATCAACAAATATTAAGTCTTCTCCATTTGTAAGACTTGAATAACCAGTTTGCATCGATGCGTTAATTGGAACAGTTGTATCACCTACTGCTAGATCATACGATGTTTCGTGCTGGTATATCCAACCGTTTTCATCTGATCCAATAGGAAATCCCAACACTGACTGGTCAGTCCACGCTGTTCGTCCTAAATAACCAAAATCCCATTCGTTATACAAAGTATTATAACAAACATACGCATCTGGCGTTCCGTCAGATGAGGCATTGCTTGGGAAATACCATATCACTTCGTTAAAAAGTGAGTTACCTCCGCATACCGTTTTTGCTAGTTTATCTTGCGTAGAGTTTTGGAATATAAAATCCCAAACACTACAAGGCAAAGGCTGTGGAGCAGAACCGCTTTGCATAACAAAAAATTGCTCTTGGCTCATCCAGTATACTGAATTATTTACAATCCCTACGCCCCTAGGGGATAATAAGCCGCACCCATTACCAATTTTTAGGAAGCTAAAAAAGGTAGGATAGGACGTATATTGCGCTGAATAAACATCTATGTCAGTAAACCAGAATTGTTGGTTTTGAGCTTGTATTCCACGAACAATCTTAGACCCTGTTGGTATTGTATAAAATCCAGCAGTGCTGGAACCTCCAATATTCCAGTTAGTAAAATTGGTTGAATCCGACCACCTAATATAAAGAGGATTTTGAACTGGGTCTAAATAATCAGATGTCCCCCAAGCCATAATCTGTCCAGATGGCATAGCAACAAAAGCCCCTGTGCTTGCCGGAGGACCACTATTGATGATCGAAAGATCTTGGTAACCACCAATCGGTGAAAACGTAAATATTGGTCCATTCTGAGCACACGCAACTAATGTGGATTCAATACTGTCTAACCACCAATTATCTGCTGTATAAGTTGATGATAAAGAACTTTTAAAACGACTGCCCTTTGATGTTTCAGGAATAGTATTTAATAATCCCTCTTTTCTTTCCAAAGCAGGTGGCGGTGGCCCAGGGGATGCGGATATCCAATACGTTAAACTAGTAAACCCATTATTCATAAAAACAGGCTCGCCAGAGGGAGTGCTGCTTGACGCCTCGTATTGAGCATTAAAAGTAATAAACCCATCTTGCAATATTTGAGTTACGATATATTGCCCAACAATTGTTAATCCACCAACAGATGTTGGTACTGTAAATCCAATTCTATCCCCTACAGCAATAGAATTATATTGATATTGAGTAGGGAAAACCATAATAACAGACGCGTTACCAGCAAATGTCTCAAACCCTATTAATGTTCCAGATACAGTTGTCTCATTTGATGTAGCTGCATAACCTGCATTAATAACATATGTATGAGTATCTACCGATGAGGATACAATAGGATATATTGAATCAAGAATTAAACCACCAACGGCAACCGGTGTGTTGAATTGTACGGAATCAAATGTTGTTAAAGAGGGAGCTGTTGTGTCAACTATTGTTACTAAGTTAGAACCAACAGCCGTGCTATATGTAGGGGATGCTAATGATGAATTAACATACTGAGGAGATATGTCCCGTAACTCAGAAGTATTAGCATTATATGTTAATACAGCAGAATTAGTTGCTATTCCTAAATAATTAATACCCTCAAAATCACCCCACGGCTTCAGAGCACACGGAACGCCATTCACAGGTTGATTTATATAAAGCGAGCAACCACCCCTTTTTTCAGGCAAATTAGCTCGCCAACGGATAAAATTACTGCTCTGAATGCCTGTTGGGTTGCCAGCAGGGGTTGGCTCAACGTTGACGCCAACATTGGGTGTGAGCTGTATTTCTTGGAATGGCATATATTATCTCGTTTGGGAGACTGGGATAGACGAAAACGGAGTCCAAGCAGGTCCCGCCCACTTTTTGCGTAACTCAAGAAGATTGGCAGACTGAAATAGGGTTTGATATTGAGATTCCCATGATGCAGCCTGTTGTGGATTATCAGACTGAGCACCAAAATCCCTCATATAACCAGAAGCAAATATCATACTCGCCGCCAAGAATAAATCTTGTAAATATGTCGTCAGGAACGTCGTTGGGTTCGCTGAAGAAAGCGGAGCAGGCTGAACAGTTCCAATAATTTCCACGCCGTAACTCTGATCAGGCCAAGGTCCAACAATAATGTTGAATTGGTCAACCATAGCAAAACTTTGAGGTAAACTTAGTGTCTGGCTGCTATTCCACACAGAGTTTAGGTAATCCATAGAAACAGCAGTTAGCTGGTTTCTTACCCCTTTGTCTGGGATAACTCCCGCTGGAGTGATAACATTAACCCCTGTGACTGTATAAAAAATACCTGCCGAACCATTTGTTGGGATAGGGAATCTTCTCACTCCCGCCGTCAAAGATTGTGTCCCATTGACAACAACAGTGTTTAATAAATCAATTTCCCTGTAGATTCTGTTTTCGGCGTATGCTATGCAATCAGGAAGGAAATTTTGGAAATCTATCGTTGTTGGGTCAGCAGCCATTAGGTTTGCAAGCGACGTGACATACGTAGTATAATTCATCATCGATCAACCTTATTGTTGTATTTATCTAAATACATAAATTTATGGCCTTTAGTCGTTTTCTGTTTTCCTCTACAAACTTCATAAACATAATACATTATTTATCTGCCTTTGAATCAAGTTTGCTTTCTAACTTGTCATATATTTTATCTAATTTATCAAATATAGTTTTTACAGCATCGTTAAATTCATCTTTACGAACATATAGAATTGGTAGGCTGCATTCGATGTCGTGTATTTCTTTCTGAAGCCTGTTTACCGCATCCCAAATTGCTTTACAGAACCAGCCAATTCCAGCAATGAACGCACCGGAAGCTAGGTTAATAATCGGTTGATATTCGTTCATCGCCCCACTTCCTATTTTACCTACGCGGTTCCATAATATCCCCGCAAGTCCTTGTATTGTATACTAACTTTTTTTGATTGCTTCTTCAATCCACTTTAGGTTGGATTGTAAACGATCATCATTAGGTTCTTTTTCGGCAGCCAATTTAGCGTGTTCTAACGACAGGTCTTTAAGACCTAGGTGCCACGCTGAAATAGAAGCTAAATCGTGGGGTTGAGCTCCCCATACGGCAGGGTCGCAGGTGTAAACCAACTCTCTGTCTTTAATCCTCAAAGCCCTAATCGCATATGCGAAACACTCTTCCCAACGATGTTGTGTATACATTAGAAGAGATAAGGAGCACCAAGGCTCTCTGGTATTAGGAGCCTCGCCACAAGCGTTTTGATACGACTTCTCGGCATCCGACAGATTACCTAGATTTTCGTAACATTTGCCCATAACTCTATAAGCGTAGCAGCGTTCATTACCCCATGTTGCCGTAGGTAAGGCTAAGTATCGTCTGCACTCGGTAAGAGCTTCTTCCCACTTTGCGTAGAATGAAAGTTCCCTTGCATAATAAAACGCATTCCGAGGGCAGCGCGGATCTTCCTTAACTGACAAAGCAAGAAGATCCAAGTATTGTCCACGGCTCTTAGTAGGGTCGGGATGGTGGCTTACTAATAGTTTCTGAGTATAGGCATACTGTTCATTAATACGTCCGTCCGGTGTCGGATACTCGTGGCACGGGTGATGCCAGTAGTATCCATGACGAGCGTGGATTTTTTCATATTGAAATTTAATCCCCGACCCCCAGTCAAACATATATCTGAGCCGTGTCGTCCCCTCTACCCATACTTTTTCTATTTCCTGACGCCATCCAGCCTCAAGAACCTCGTCTGCGTCCATGCAGATACAAATGTCTATGTCTTTTGGGATAAGAGCAATATTAGCGTTTCTTGCGTGATCAAAACGCCAAGGAGTAATGCATATCTCGTGAACGACTACGCCTTCCTGCTTGCATATCTCTACAGTTTTATCGGTGCTACCCGTATCTGCCATAAGAAGAAGATCAGCCTCTCTAGCAGAATCAGCCCACCTCTTAACAAATTTTTCTTCGTTTTTGGTGATGGTATAAACGCAGATTTTTGGGGCTACCTTTTGGTCAGACCAGCAGTAAACGCCAATCTCCCCGTCTATTGCACTCCAGTCTGGCTTCCCAAATACATGTATAAATTTATCATTAGTCCAATTATCAACTACGTGAGCCTCGTAAGGATTACCCTCTACCTCACTCTGTGGGTAATGACCAATCGGTATGCTGATAATAACAGTATCAGCAATCAGTCTAATCTTGCGAACAATTTCTCTCGCCTCATCCTCGCTCATATGCTCCAAAACGTCGCCAGCTATAGCTAAGTCAAAATGACCTAACTTTTCATAGTCAACTGTGCGTGCATCTTGTATTATTAATTTTTTATATATTTTATCTAATTCAAATTTCTCTATATATGGGCTCCAGATTTCTATCCCAGTAACATCAGAACTGGGGAGCATTTTTGCGTATGTTCCACTCCCAACGCCAATATCCAACACCTTATCTTTTCTCACGCGAGACAAGATATTCTTGATATGCTGTTTACCGTCATTTGAACTGTATGGCATAAATACTCCTCAGTTTCAGAGTTATCAGATATTATTGTTCTACAGGTGTTTCCTGCGGATACTTTTTCTGGATCTCTTCTACCTGAGCATTTGCCTGTGAATGAATAGCGTTTACTGCATCAGCATTAGACGTAACCATAACATATGGCGCGCTTCCCAAAACGTTCAGGATACTACGCCATTGAGCAACCGTCAGCGCGAGGGTTACTGTTTCATCTTCCATTATACTATCCTCTTAGTTTATTAAGGCTCTTCGCCCACAATAATCGCCGTTGACGTGTCTCTGTCTAACTTAAGATATCCGTCACAGGCGATATTCCAGTCCTCGTCAGTGCGTTCTGATTGCGACGGGACATCAATTCTTACATGCTTGACGAGGTATTCTTTTTTATTTTGGAATACCCTCCACACGTGGTCCACAGTGCCTCGGCCAGCTTGGCCTCTCGACTTATTGAACCGTATAAGAAAGTGATCCATTAAATAATCTCCGCTTGCGGCGTGCATTCTGGAGTTAATGATG